CAATTAGAACATATGAATATTGCTAAAGAATGTAAGAAAGTTATTTTAGATATTTGCCCAATGTTTAGTGATGTCTTGGGTGATTTGGATACAGAATGGAACGTATAAATTATGAACACAAGAGATGATGTGAAGCAATTTATGATTGCTGGTGATGCTTTAGAAACAGGAATTGACTCAAATCAAGCGAAGCTATATAAGTGTCTAGTACAAGAAGAATTTGAAGAACTTATGACAGCTTTTGCAAATAAAGACATTGTTGAAATTGCAGATGCTTGTGCAGATTTACACTGGGTCATTGAAGGTCTTGAAATTACTCTTGGACTACCACAACAAGAGATTTGGGACGAAGTGAAAAGGAGCAATTTCAGCAAAGTAGATGCAAAGACAAACAAAATAATCAAACGTGCTGATGGTAAGATTATGAAACCAGATACATATTCACCACCAGATATTAGAAAAATATTAGAAAAACAATAAAAATAGGAAAAACATGCAGTATCATGGAATTGAAGTTGATTTAAGCCGAGATGAATTATTTGATGAACTGGGATTGAAAAGATTACGTGATTCATATATGAAGGATGGTGAGACAACACCACAAGAAAGATTTGCATTAGTATCAAAAACATTTGCATCTAATCCTGAACATGCTCAACGATTATATGATTATTCAAGCAAACATTGGTTAAGTTACTCGACACCGATACTTTCATTCGGTAAATCTAAAATCGGTATGCCGATTAGTTGTTTTCTTAGTTATCTTGCAGATACAGCAGAAGGTCTAGTAACAACTCTATCAGAGGTTAATAATCTATCTATGCTTGGTGGTGGTGTTGGTATTCACCTTAAAATTAGAAGCTCTGATGAAAAATCTGTTGGAGTAATGCCACACTTAAAAGTGTATGATGCTGCATCATTAGCATTTAAGCAATCGACTAGACGTGGTTCTTTAGCACCATTTCTGGATATTTCTCATCCAGACATCGTACAATTTATTGATATGAGAAAGGCGACAGGAGACCAGAATTTGCGAATGTTGAACCTGAATCATGGAGTTAATATCACCGATGAATTTATGGAGATAATTAGTCGCTGTATGCTTGATTCTACTGCTGATGATTCATGGGAATTGAAGCAACCACACACACAAAAGGTTGTTGATATTGTATCAGCAAAAGAGTTGTGGAGTAGGATACTAGAAACACGAGCATTGACAGGTGAGCCGTATATTTGGTTTATTGATACAGCTAATAGAGCAGTACCACAATATCAAAAAGACTTAGGTTTACGAAATAATGGTAGCAACATTTGTGTTGAGGTTGATTTAATCACATCAGCAGAACGAACTGCTGTGTGTTGCCTGAGTTCTCTGAATGTTACATATTATGATGATTGGAAAGATAACAAGGATTTTATTCCTGACGTTCTTGAGATGTTGGATAATGTGATTGAATATTTCATTACAAATGCTCCTGATAGCGTATCTAGAGCAAAATTCTCTGCAATGAGAGAACGTTCTGTTGGTGTTGGTGTTCTTGGTTTTCATGCATATTTGCAATCAAAGGGTATTGCATTTGAGGGTGTTTTAGCGAAGAGTTTTAATAATAAATTGTTTAAATCTATTCGCCAACAACTAGATGCAAAAAATCTAGAACTAGCGATAGCTCGTGGTGCTTGTCCAGATGCACAACAAGCAGGTGTGATGCGTAGATGCACAAGAATTATGAATGTTGCACCAAATGCTTCATCATCATTGATTATGGGTAATACATCACCAAGCATTGAACCGTATGCAGCAAACGTTTATCGCCAAGATACAACATCAGGTTCTTTTGTTACAAAAAACAAGTGGCTTGATAAAATTATTAAAAATGAAGCACAAAAACATAATGCATCTTGGTATGATGATACATGGGCTGATATTATTGTTCACGATGGTTCTGTTCAACATATTGATTGGTTATCGGAAAACGACAAATTTGTTTTTAAAACAGCAATGGAAATTGACCAGCGTTGGATTATAGAACACGCTGGTGATAGACAACAATATATTGACCAAGCACAAAGCGTTAATTTATTTTTCAGACCAGATGCTTCTATTAAATATGTTCATGCTGTTCATTATATGGCATGGAAAATGGGTTTAAAATCTCTATATTATTATAGGTCATCAAAAGCAAGAAAAGCTGATAAAGTTGGTCAAAAGATTGAGCGTAAACGTATCGAGACAGAAATAAATTTACAAGAATTAACAGAGGGTACAAGCTGTTTAGCTTGTGAGTAATATATGGCAACTAAAAAGAAATACAAAATAACAGATACTAGAACATATTTTAAACCATTCGCATATCCTTGGGCATACGATGCATTTTTGTTATCAGAACAAATGCACTGGTTGCATGGTGAAGTTCCGATGCTAGATGATGTTGCGGATTGGAAAAATAAATTAACAAAAGAAGAAAAGTCATTTTTGACACATATCTTTAGATTTTTTACTCAGGGTGATATAGATGTTGCTGGTGCATACATTGATACATATTTGCCTATCTTTAAGCACCCTGAAATTCGCATGATGTTGAGTTCTTTTGCTGGACGTGAAGCAATCCATATTGCTGCATATTCTCATCTGATTGAGACATTAGGTATGCCTGAATCAACATATAACGAATTTCTCGAATATAGTGAGATGAAGGAAAAACATGATTACACACAATCTTTTGTTGGAACTTTATCTGGTAAAAATATAGCAGAACAAATTGCTGTTTTTTCTGCGTTCACAGAAGGTATGCAACTATTCAGTTCTTTTGTTATGTTGTTGAATTTTTCTAGATTTGGAAAAATGAAAGGTATGGGTCAAATTATTTCTTGGTCGATTGCAGATGAAAGTCATCATTGCGATTCTATGATTAAAATATTTCGTACCTACATATCTGAAAATAAGGAATTATGGACTGATGAGCTAAAGAGTAAAATTTATTCTGCTGCTGAAATCATGGTCACTCAAGAAGATAAATTTATTGATTTAGCTTATGATGTTAATGAACATGAAGGTTTGTCAAAAAGTGATGTGAAACAATATATCAGATATATTGCAGATAGACGTTTGATTTCTATGGGGTTGAAGGGTATTTTCAAAGTTAAGAAAAATCCTTTAACTTGGGTAGATGGTATGCTAGGTGTTACTCATGGTAACTTTTTTGAAACAAAAATTACAGAATATTCAAAAGCATCATTGACGGGTTCGTGGTCAGATGTTTGGAATATTAAACAATAATAAAGGAATTATACAATGGCAAAGAAAAAAATTCAAGGTGAGTGTTTAGAGTGTGAATCATCATATCAAATAGAGTTTCAGACACAATTGACATCAAAAGATACTCCTATGTTCTGTCCTTTTTGTGGTGAAGAAATAGAAGATTACAATGAAGAACTCATTGATGAAGAAAGTGTAGATAATAGCGATAATCAAGAATGGGATTGAACTGGACTTTTCAAAATGAAGATGTCTTAGAGCTACCAGAAGGTTGTGTCGGCTTTGTCTATGAGATAGTCAATAAAGTGACAGGAAAAAGATACATTGGAAAAAAACTTGCGAAATTTTCAAAAACATCTTATAAAACTGTCACTTTAAAAGATGGTACAAAAAAGAAAAAGAAAATCAAAGCTAAAACTAGCAGCGATTGGTTGACATATTATGGTAGCAGCAATGATTTGAAAGCAGATGTCAAATCTCTTGGTAAAGAATATTTCAGTAGAGAAATACTTAGATATTGTTATACCAAGGGTGAAACTTCTTATTATGAAGCAAAGTTCCAGTTTGAGACTGATTGTATCCTAACCGATAAATATTACAATGAGTTTATAATGTGTAGAATTTCAAGTAGTCATGTTCCGCAACTCAAAAAGGATAACGATGCTGGAAGCAATAAAGAAAATAACGCCAGATGATTACGACATCTATTCTTTTTTACCAACAGGTGATAGTAAAATATACATAGAAGTGAACAAATATGCAAATGATGATGAACGAATTGATTTTTCTGAACTAGGTTCATGTTATCATATTATATTATTCAAAGAAACAGATGATAATTCTGTTCACTCGTTAGATATGTTTGATGGTATATTGATACACCCGATGACATATATTTCTAACATGATTTCTTATGGTTGGTATGGTGTTGTGTGTAAAAAGACAACAAATTCTTTGAAATTTGCAAACAGTTTACTTGACACACTTAAAAATATAGATTAAGATATACATTATGATATTAGTAGATTTGCAGCAAATTTTAATTGCTGGTATGATGCCACACATGACAAACAAGACAGAAAAATTGACAGAAGATTTGGCTCGTCATGTTGCGTTAAACACAATTAGAACATACCTGAAACCATTGAAACAAAAATACGGAAATGTCGTACTTTGTTGTGATAGTCAGACATATTGGAGAAAATCCTTTTTTCCATATTACAAAGCACAGAGAAAAGCTGCTAAACAAGCATCAGCAATTGATTGGGTTCTGTTAATAGAGTTTATCGAAAAATTTAAAACAGAACTTCGTGATAATTTTCCCTACAAATTCATCAATGTAGATGGGGCTGAAGCTGATGATATTATAGGAACACTTGCTCCGATTCATGCACTAAACGAAGAAGTTCTCATATTATCTTCTGATGGTGATTTTTTACAACTTCAACAATATGGAGAAAATGTAAAACAATATAATCCAATGCTCAAGAAGTATATGAAGTCCAATAACCCGTTGCTTGAGTTGAAGGAAAAGATTATTCGTGGTGATAAAGGTGATGGTATTCCATCAATACTTTCAGAAGGAAATGTCTTTGTTATCAAACAGAGACAAAAATCATTAACTGAGAGTATAATGACAAATTTTATGGCAGCAGATTTGGAGAATCATTCAGACGAAAAAATAGCAACAGCATTT